TTTTTCGCTGGTATCTGTCAAAGGTTCGTCGGCAGATATAATCAAAGACTTGCCCTTCATGCACCTCCTGCCACTCCAATTCTGACCAAGAGCTACATTTAGCGCCCAATTATACATCATAGTTGTGTTATGAGTTACGATGAAATCATCCGTGATGTATGTGTGCGACGGGTGGTCAACGGCTATGCACTGAGCCTCAAACTCGCCCTCGTATTCAATCGCCTCAAACAATCGAGACGGCAGATACTTAGTGCGTGGAGTCTCCTTGGACGCCTTTGCCTCCGCGTAGAAGCTGCAATAGCCTGGTGGCATGGAAATGAACGCTCTGTAACTCGTACGCCCTTTTCTTCTCTCTCCTAAGTAGGAATACGATGTTTGCCGCTCACTGCACGAAACCCTGCCTCCCAGCGACTGCACAAGCCATGCAACCCCATCTCTCAGTTCACGCGATGCACTGTCAAACGTGGTAGACGTTCCACTGGTAGTGCCGTCGGTATCCATTAACCCATTCAGAAGATCGAGTCGCTGCTGTACTGAACCATGCAAGTAGGAGGACGGAATAAACTTTTCCCACGACCTGCACCCCCATACACCCAGGCCACGAAGAATAGTTCTTATACCCTGTCGGCTTGACCCCTCGGAAATCGAATAAGTAGCACAGTGACTATCTACATCCTTGACGCGCATTGAATGACCCTGAGGCAGAAGCGCATACACTCGATGCGCAATCTCTGGATCGGACACGGTAATCGAACAGTTGCCAGACGAGGTGCATCCGTCGCCCAGCAATACGCCGAGGACATAGGGATGGAGAGCGAGATCCTGTTCAGGGAATTGAACTGGTCCGCACATAGGGATAGAGTGGTTCCTGCTGTTGCGACCATTGGGTTTAATGAGTCGCAAAGTCTTCTGAACATCATTCAGCGAGCGCACGGACCACCCCCTGTGCTTGTCTCGATCTTGCTGGGTTTTCGTGACCCACAGGTGCTCATCACAGCAATGGGTGATAGAGCCATCGCTCATTGTGACTTTATAGATTGGCTTGACACCTTGAGGAAATACGCCGCGCACTCTGGTGGTACTTCCGTCTCCAGCAATTACCTCATCTCCAACAGCAATGTCGCCCATGTTCTTGTAGCCACTTGGCGTAAGCACCTTGCTCCATAGTGGCTGAGCCTTTCCCACGCCCCCTTCTGCAGCCAGCAAAGTAACACTGCCGAGCGGAACAATGCCTGCAATCAACCATTCTCTTGCGGCATCAGAAGAAGCAATGGTGAGCGCATCAACGGCTTCAATTTCTTCTCTGCCATATACTCTTGCTCTTGCCTCAGTGATTATCTTGTCAATGTTCTGCTGCCCCATCTTGACACCACGCTGCTCTAGCCAGTTGCCAGTTTCATAGGCAATGCGAGCATCATTGGCATAGAGGCCAACAAAGTTTTCGATGGTGGCGATGATCTCCTCGTAGGACGGCTTGCCATCGCTATTAGCATGACGGTTCTTTGGGACAATGGAAGAAAGTAGATCGTCCTTGCTGGCGCCTTCCGCTATGTAGTCGCCAAGGTCATAGCCATTGCCTGACGGCAGGTTATCCCATTCCCACGAACGCGGGTCTGCATACAGCCATTGCGAGCCTGGGTTATCAGCCGCCACCTCTGCCATGAAGGCAACGCCCTGCTCGTCCCTGTCAGGGCACAGCACAAGCTGATAGCCCCTGAACAGCGTGGAGTAGTCACCATTGGTGCGATACTGCTTAGAGCCTCCTAGAAACGTGCAACAGGGGATTTCCAGCGCCCACACTGCTTGGCACGTCAGCTCCCCTTCAACAATGAAAATCGGCAAGCCGGTTTTCTTACTTAGCTCTATCGCTTCGTGGTAGTAGAAAGGCAAGATGCCTGCTTTTACTTCCTGAAGTTGAGTTTTGTGATTGGCGCTGCCTTGTTCAATGGTGGGAAACTCTTGCCAAATTTGCTTACTGCCAGAGCTGTCACTGCGTTTGACAATGACTACTTTTTCGCGCTGTTTGTTTTCATAAGGGAAAGTGTATTCTCCTGGATCTCTTGGTGGCTTTTCCCATCGAACCAAAGGTGCAAGCGCATCGCGCACTTCCGCTCGGTGTGCTGGCGATGGATCGTGCCAGCAGTTGTAGCCGCCAGTTGCCTTGTTCACTGAGAAGTCATTGCCGCCACATGCAGGGCAGATGAACTTGCCCTTCTCCTTGCTGGGCTCTAGCTGGTCAAGGAAGTCGAGGATTGAAAACGTCACGCTCATGGGCAGAGGGCAATGCCCATGATGCCACAGGCGTCAACAGAGCGGCGATAAGCAGCCCTAATGGGCGAAGGTGTGGACAATGGCAAGGGAGCGGCTATTGTGGCCCTGTTGTCCGATTCGCCTCATGCCCACCAGTCCGTACAAAGGCGGCAAGCTCAAGCGGCATTTCACTCTTAGCGAAGCTGCCAATGAACACCTTGCCTCCATCGCTGCTGATGCCCGATTGTCCAAGAGTGAGGCACTAGAGCGTCTCATTCGCTCCACGCCAACCTACGAAGGCAGCGCCACGCTTGCCAATGGCGCATGGAGCCTTGTCATTGACCACGCTGTTTTCGACTCTTCTGATGAAACTGTCTGAGCTTCAAGAACTGCTCAACAAGGCACAGGCCGAATGTGGACCTGATGCTGAAATCTTGCTCTGCTTTGAGCAAAGTGCCCTTACGGAGGGTTATGACGAAAAATGCACGGAAGGCATTACTGACGTGCGCATTGTTGATGATTGGCCCTTGCCTGGAAAGAGCCTGTCCGTCTACGAAGGGGAGAAAGACAAGAAAGTGATTCTCTTCTACGACAACCACAAAGAGCTTGACTCTGCCATGGTCGCATGAATCACTCTTTCATGCTTTACGATCCACAAGCGTTTCCTTCTTCCATGACCCTTCCTGTTACTGCTGCCACCGAGCACCTTCTCACTGAGCGCCGCCTTGGCATTTTCTCTCCGCTGGAAATCAGCGCCAAACAGTTCACTACCGCCTATGAGCTTGCCATTGGCGAACACGTTGAGAAGAACTACAAGGGGCTGTCTTATTTGTCCTGGCCTTTTGCCTTCCGCTACCTCAAGGAGCACTTCCCTGGCGTCTATGTGGCCTTTGAGGAGCGCTCTGAAGGCTGGCCAGTGTTCGGCCAAGAAGGCTGCTGGCTGCTCCGTCCCTACTTGACGGATGGCATCAAACGCACGCCTGCGTTGGTGTTTCCGCTCATGGACAACAAGCACAATGCTCTCAAAGAGCTTGATGCGCGTGCCGTAAGCGACAACATTCAACGGGCTTCTGTGAAGTGCATTGCCACGTTCACTGGTCTTGGCCTCAAACTTTATGCCGGAGAGGACATTCCTAAGAGCGATGAAAAAGGAACGACCAAACTCCCGCTCCAACAGGAAGAAACGAAGCTTGCTGCGCGGCGAAGCGCGAAGGCGGAGGGAGCTAAAGCTGCTGCTGAACCTGCTGGAAAGCAAGAAATTGCTCCCGCCAATGAGCCCGCCCAGTTCGATGGCAAGGCAAGCCTTCTTGCGCTCTGTAAAGCCAACCCTCTTGGTTTCTCCAGTGAGCACGCCTCTCTGAAGGCAGGCAAAGGAGCATTGGAAGCCATTGGCCTAGCGAAGGGCGATGACATCAAGGACGCTGCCATGTTCGCCAATGTGGTAACGGGCCTCGTCACAGCATGGGCTAAAGAAGCTGGTCTGACCATTACCAAAGAGGCGATGGCTACCGACTTGGACAAGCTCCGTGCCATTGTCACTGAAGGCACCATTGAGCAAGCCATCAAAGGCGTGGAGGCTTTCAAGGCGGGAAAGCACTAGACCTGGCGGCAGCCAACCTTGCGCTTTGTTTCAATGGGGCAGTGGCGATGGAAGAAGATGGTTCTCCATTGCAAGACTGCCCTTGCCACCTTCTACAAACTCATGTCTATTGATTTCTCCCTCTTGCAAAACTGCCCCGCCTGCGAAAGCTCATGGGAAGGGCAGTCTATTCCCTCAGAGCAACAGCATCTTTTTGGAAACAAGCAATGGTTCAGCCGAGTGGTTGCTATTTACGACCAGCGAATCGACGCTACCGTGGCTTGGCAATGCCCTGATTGCAACACATGCTGGGATAGGGAAACTGGCAAGCGTCGTGATGGCTTCAATCTTGATCGCCTGAAACGAGACAACTGGCGCAATGGAGCGAAAGAATGAAACTGATTGGCAACATCAAGCCTCCGGCTTTTTCCAAGTTTCAAGACTGCATAGATGATCGCTGGAGAGCAGACGAAAAAGACATGTCACTTGGAGAGGTATACAGCCAGAGCATGTCAAGAGAAGACTCTAGGCGGGAGTTCAAGCATTTCTTTGCACTGATTGAAGAAAGCGGCTACAAAGCCACGGACTGCACTCTTTATAGTCCTCTATCGCTAACATCTTGCCGTGGCAGCGTTGGCGAACACGACGATCCTGGCTATGGACTGGTTGCCTTGTGGTTAGTGCGCATTAAAGGATTAAATCGTGGTCGCTACGCGCAATGGGAATGGGGAGATGTGCCTGAGCTGTACGCCAGCAGGAAGTGGGGAAGAGTACAACTCGGAGATATAGTTGTCTTTAACGCAAGCAAGAAACACGCCTGGCTGGTCAATGGCACTTGTCACATGCTGATGCAAACAGTAACCAAAAAGCGTGTTCGTCGCTAGTTCCCTTGGCTTGCTACGATCTCGGTCTTGAAGCTCTTTCCATGACTTCTCTGGAGCGGCATGAGCCGCAACGCATCAGCATCAATGGCAAAAGGCACTATGTCACCACTGGTTTCCCAAACGTCCCTGATGGCATAGTGCTTCCGTCTGTGACCACCGTGCTTTCTTCAATGGCACCAGTGGGAAAGATCATGGCGCTGGTCAATTGGCGGAAGCGAGTGGGAGCCGAGGAAGCCAATCGTCGCACTCGCCTTGCCGCTAATCGCGGCACATGGCTTCATGCCATTCTTGAAGATTGGTTTGGCGATGAAGACATTGAAAATCATCTTGAAAAAGCGCCAGATTGGCAGCCTTATTTTCAAGCAGTGGAACCATTCTTGCAAGGCATTGAACAACCAGTGTTAGTGGAAAGTGCAGTGGCTTGGTACGATCAAGAACAGGCTATTGGCTATTCCGGCACGTTAGACATGGTGGCAACAATGTCTAATGGCTCTCTTGCTCTAATAGATTGGAAAACCAGTTACAAAGAAAAGCCTGAAAAGCACTTGGCCGATTACAAGCGGCAGCTTGGTGCCTATTCCATGGCGGCAGAGCAAATGTATGGCACCAGCATTGATGAAGCATGGTGCGTGATTGCTTGCTTTGACCCCGAGGATAAAGACAGCGAGCCAGGTCTTCAGTTGGTGCATCTTGATGGCTTTGAGCTGATAGCACAGCAGCGCATCATGCAGGACACCGTGCAACGATACTTTGCAGAGCATTACCCCGGCGGCAAGGCTTTCACCATGACAGCAGACAAGGGCTAGGCAATGGGAAGGAATGGTGGTAGTATTGGCAAGCCCTGAGCAAGGGCGCAACCATCACTCCTACGGAGAAACACTCATGGCCAACAGGCCCCCTATCACCGCTGCCATTGACCTCACGCCTGACGTGCTCAACAAGCTCAAGGCTGCTGGTCCCAATGAGCGCGGCAACTACTCCCTGGATGTCGCAGTCTGGGAAAACACCAAACGGTCTTCTGACAAAGCCCCTGGCTACACCGGCAGCGTCAAAGTGAAAGGCGACAAGGAAGGCCCGAAAGGCTATGCCAGTGTATGGGTGAATGAAGCCCTTGGCGGCGGCGACGATCTTTTCTGAGCTTTTCTCGACAACGATCATTGGGCGCTTCGGCGCCCTTTCCTCTTTAACCACCATGTTCCTCAACGACAAAGAAATCAACGCTCTCGCAGAGCTTGATATTCTCATGCCTTTCGTAGGCGAAAAGCGGCGTGAAGCCAATGGCCACAAAGCAGTGAGCTATGGCCTAAGCCAGTGTGGCTATGACATTAGGCTGTCTCTTGAGCAGTTTTCAGTGTTTGAAGACGATCAACTGCTGCTTGAAGGTCAAGCATTGTGCCCTAAAGCCAATGCCGTGAAAACTTACGACTTGATTGCGCAGCATAGCGAACTGGGCTTCTTTTACGAACTGCCCCCGCGAAGCGTTGGTAACGGCATCAGCTTGGAGCGGTTTTCGATGCCCAATGACATTGGCGCCAACGTCAAAGGCAAATCCACCTACGCTCGCCTTGGCTTGATAACGAACATCACGCCCATCGAACCTGGCTGGAGCGGCTATCTCACGATGAATTTCATCAATACAAGCTCATTTCCTATTCGTCTGTTCGCAGAAGAGGGTATTGCGCAAGTAATGTTCTTCCGTTGCGGAGAGGTGGAGAAGCCTTATGAAGGTCACTATCAAAACCAAGGCGCTAAGGTGCATCTAGCCGCCGTCTGATTTTGAGCGCCCTTGAAGATCAGTTTCTCAAGCAATGGGACAAGGCTACTGGCATTCCGTTGGAGCGCGAGTATTCCGACATTCCGGCTTGGGAAGCTGACTTTGAGCAGCGCTATGCCAAAAGCAAACGCTCCAAACGCTACCGCTTAGATTTTGCCCATCCAGATAGTTGCACTGGCATTGAAATCCAAGGGGCTGTCTATAGTCGAGGGCGCCATGTTACAGGCAGTGGTTATGAAAGAGATTGCAGAAAGTACAATCTTGCCTACACTTCCGGCTGGACAATCTTTTTGCTTAGCGCCTCCATGGCCAAAGACCCTTTCTGGACGAAGCTGATTGCTTCTCATATTTCTGCAAGGACTTTACGGCCTCGTTAAGCAAGGCTTCCGCAGCCTCTAGCGAACTATCCCGCACTGCTACAGCTTGCCGCAATTGCATGTTCTCTAGCATGGTGCCCTGGAGAGCCGTATTCATCATCGCCCAGCCTTCCAGCAGGTTATTGGCCACTTCCCTGAGCTTGGCCGGATCGTTGCATTCCTTGAGCGCTTTACGGCTTGTGGCAAGCGCAAACTCGCGCTCCATTGAATGCTGAAACGGACCCATCACGGCAGTACAAGGCTGGCCTTCCCACTCTAACTGCACAGGCACTGCAAACTTCATTGTCATTGATCACGCTGCATCAAGGCTAATGGCATGAGCAAGGGCATCAATGGGGAAAGCCGAAATGACTTGCCGGGAAAGCCGAAACGCCTTATGCTGGACTCGCCTTTCGTTCCACCCCATGGCAAACTCTTCTTCTAGCTCGTCTTCTGGCATCAGTCTGTCCGGACTTCTCGGCACCGCTTTTGTCGTCTTAAAGCTCACAGGGCACATCACTTGGCCATGGGTATGGGTCACCGCTCCATTTTGGATTCCAGTGGCCATTTTGGTCGTAGTGTTGATTGTCGTGGGCATTGGTGTGCTTATCAATGCCCTGCTGAGCAAGTAACAGACATGTTTTCTTTGCAATCTCCTCGATTTCCTTCCATTGACCCCTTGAGCGATGGCAAAAGCCTTGTGGCGCTTGTCGATTCCATGGGGAACAGCCTGTCTGTAGTGAACGATGCCAGACAGAGCTTTGAGCAGCGTTCTGAAGAATGGACAGAGCGAAACGAAAAGCTCGTCAACTACCTGGCCCGCGAGCACCACACAAGCCCATTCAGAGGCGTGGTGTTCAAATGGTTCGTGAAAGCTCCGCTGTTCATTTGTCGGCAATGGTGGAAGCACACAGTTGCATCCACTTACGTCGATGATCAGCTTGGCTGGAACGAGAAGAGTTTTCGCTACTGCTCAGCAGAGGATGCTCAGTTCTACACGCCAACACACTTTGCCAAACAAAGCAAAAGCAACCGACAAGCCTCTGAGGGATTCCTAGACGGCAATGATCAAGCATTGGCCCACCAGCTTTACGCACAGGCCCTGCAGGGCTGCATACAGGCTTATGAAGGGCTTCTGCTGACAGGAGTGAGCAAAGAGCAAGCTAGGGCGATCCTGCCGCCTTGCATGTACTCGTCATTCACGTGGACTTGCTCGCTGCAGACGCTGCTTCACTTCATTTCACTGCGTGCTGAAAAAGGCGCCCAGAGTGAAATTGCTGCCTATGCAAGATCGTTGCAAGTGCTTGCTCGCCCCATTGCCCCTGAAGTGTTCAAAGCCTTTGAAGAAAACAACTACCAATTCTGACCATGGAAATAGGCGTTCCTATGTGCTTCTTCTTTTTCGGCATACTTGTCGGAAGATGGGCTCCTAATTCTATTTCAGTGGGGACAGCACTTGCCCTGTTCGCTGCAACAGTATTAAAGCACTCTTAATCATTATGAACGACCCCATCAACCCCCAGCACTACACATCCGGCTCCATTGAATGTATTGAGGCGATGGAAGCATCAATGAGCGCAGAAGCGTTCAAGGGCTTCCTTAAAGGCAACTGTCAAAAATACTTGTGGCGTTATGAAAAGAAAAATGGGGCAGAGGATCTGCGCAAAGCCAAGTGGTATCTTGACCGTTTGATCGGCACCATCGAAGCAGAGGCAACTGCCATTGCGGAAGACCTATCGGCAATGGTCGAGGCACAGTGCGAAGGCGGCTTTTGCCCTATGCCCTCCGTCAGGCTAGGACCGTCAGAAAGCATGTTCCCACCAGCAG